TTTAACCTTTTTACGATAGGTTTTGTATCGGCTGCTGTAGTAAATGCATTTATGAGGAAACAAATTATTGATTTATGTATATTAGTACCACTTTTGTTGCTAACAATTTATATTAGGAAAGTGAGGTAAAAAAAAATGGGCAAAAAGTTAATACTTAAAGACGACTTTCAAATAAGCATCTGGGAAACCAGGTGCTTTTATTATGGAGGTAGGCATGGGTGAAGTAATAAATAGTAACGATAAACAACTTTATGTGGTGAGCGAAGTAATTTGCGTACAGTGCTGTAAAAGATGGATAAGTGTAAGGCCTGAAAAAACAATGTTGAAAGATATTGAATGTCCTAACTGCGGTAAAGGAGCAGTTATTGAAACAGGGCAATCGATAGATTGAGGAGGCTGATATGCCTAAATTAACAATAACAGAGCTTAAGAAAATGCCGCCGAATAAAAAGCTGAGAGTATACGCAGGCGGTGAAGTAAGAACGGTAACTGCAGGCTGGCTATTAAGGCAAAAGCAAGAAGCGGCTAAGAAGAAACGAAAAGTAAAAAAGAAAAAGTAATATAAGGCTTAACAGGCCTTTTTTATGCCGCCTTTCCGGTACCGCAGGCGTAAAAGAACGGGACATCACCGGGCACGACCGGGTTAAAAAGTGAAGATGAAAGGAGAATGAGGAATGACAAAGGAACAATTGATTGAAATGGGTTTGACCGAGGAACAGGCTGATAAGGTGTTAGCTGCACATAAGGAAGCATTAACGGGGTTTATACCTAAAGCTAGATTTGATGAAGTAAACGAGACAAAAAAAGAGCTAGAACAGCAAATTAGAGAAAGAGATAAACAGCTTAAAGAACTCCAGGAAAAAGCAAAAGGCAATGAAGAATTAGAAAAGACTATCAAAGAGCTTCAGGAAGCTAATAAGGCTACCAAAGAGCAGTATGAAGCCGAAATAAAAGAAATGACTATCAATTCTGCAATACAATCAAAACTAACTGATGCAAAATATCCTGATTTGCTTATAAGTAAGTTTGATAAGTCAAAGTTATCTATAGCTGATGATGGAACTGTATTAGGTATTGATGAACAGCTGACTACCATCAAAGAGCAGTACAAAGATCTGTTTAAGCCAGACATAAAGGGTAGGGAGCCGAATAACACTGGCGGAACTCCGCCAGGAACAAAAAACCCTTGGAGCAAGGAACATTTCAATCTAACTGAGCAGGGAAGGTTGCTCAGGGAAAATCCAGAGCTTGCCAAAAAGCTAATGGCAAGTGCAAAAAGCTAAAAAATAAAAAAGGAGAGATGATTTATGTCAATAACTAGAATACAAGATGTTATTCAACCGGAAATATTTACACCATATACAATTCAAAGAACAATGGAGTTATCTGCATTAATTCAGAGTGGTATTGCAGAGAATAACAGTCAATTTGACCAATTAGCGAGTGGACCAAATACAATAATCAATATGCCATACTGGGAGGATTTAACTGGAGAGCCAGAGGTAATGGACGATGAAGGAGAGACTACTCCTGGCAAGATTACTGCCAATAAAGATGTGGCCAGAAAGATGGCTTGGGTGAAATCTTATGGGGCCAATGCATTGTCTGCGATGCTTTCCGGAGATGACCCAATGAGAGCAATAGCAGATTTGTTTGCCGCCTACTGGAGCAGGCAGTACCAGCAAATGCTGCTTTCTATCCTCGATGGTGTATTTGCGTCTCCTAGTATGGCAGAAAAAGCGCATGATATTACAGCAGAGTCAGATGCAGATAAGCAGCTAATAAGCGGTAGAACATTTCTCGATGCCATTCAGCGAATGGGAGATGCAAAAGATCTGTTAACTGGAGTTATGATCCATAGTGCCACTGAAACATTCCTAGCTAAGAATGACTTGATCGAGTATAAGGAAGAATCACAGGGCAGGGTAAGGATTCCGTACTTCATGGGCAAAAGAGTTATTGTTGATGACTCTATTGCATTTGATACCGAGACAGGCACATCAGAGGCTTACCTGTTTGGCGCAGGTGCTATTGCGTGGGGTAACGGTAGCCATCCTGATATTCAGCAGACCGAAGTCGTAAGGAACGGGCTATCGCTTGCTGGCGAAGATATATTGGTAAATAGGCGTATTACTCTCTTACACCCACGCGGAGTAAAGTGGACTGAAGCATCTGTAGCTAAAACATTCCCGACTTTTGATGAGCTTGAAAATGGGGCTAACTGGGAAAGGGTTTATGAGCCCAAGGCCATCAGAATCGTCAAATTCATCTTTAAAATTGATTAATAGAGGGGCGCTTTGCCCCTCTATATGATTGGGAGGGATATTGTGACTATGACAAGGTACGAAAAGAGAGTTCAAAGGCTACGTGAGCACGTTTTGAAAAAACAAAAAAGAACGCCACAAGAGTCTAAAATCAACGAGCTTACGGTTGCAGAAATTAAAGCAAAACTTGATGAGTTGGGTATCGAATATGATAAAAAAGCAACCAAGGCAGAACTGATTTCGCTGCTGGAAGCAGTTCAGGGTGAAAGTCAAGAAGAATCTGGCGATGAGGGCGCTGAGTAATAGGCCCCTCTTTTTTTAAGGGAGTTGATACAGTGACCAGGGATGAAATGATAGCCAAGGTTAAAGAAAATCTAAAAATAGACAATGACGAAAAGGATCTCATAATTTCTGATGTTATCCAGGAAGTAATAAGTTATTGCAATCTTAAGGATCTGCCTGAAGAGATAGAGCCTTTCATTCGGAAGAAAGTCAAAACCATAATGTACTATGAGAAAGAAAACGGCACCGAAGCTGTGTTTGATGTGAAGTCTATTAAAGAGGGGGACACCTCTATAACCTACAACACCGATGAAGTCTCCAGAGAAACTATTTACGGTCTTTCCGACAAAGACAAACAAGTCTTAATGCAGTATCGGAGGATGCGGCGATGAGTGTATTGCAAAGACTGTGGAAAGACAGAATGGATATTTATAGATGGGTTGAGGTAGTAGAGGGAGGTATAACAAAACAGAAAGAAAAACTGCTGCATGAGGGTGTGAAATGCCATTATAGTAAAAGATCACTGGTTGACACTGGTAATGACGGAGCCCCAACACTTATCAGCTCTCATACCTTGTTTTGTGGTTTGGGTACAGATTTAAAAGAGGGCGATAAGGTTGTAGTAACACAGAGAAACGGTAGGCAGATAACACTTATGGTTGGTGAGGGATTTCCATATAGTACACATCAGGAATTTTCAGTAAAGCGAGAGGACACAGTATGAGCAGTAATTATCGCAGGAATAAGGCATTTATAGATAAGTATAGGAAAGAGCTCCGGGCCATGCTGAATGATATATCTGAGATTGATAAGAGAGTGCTAAATAAAGCTGTAAGTATCGGGTTAGCTGATGCCAAACGTAATACAAATGCTCCAACAGGATTTATGCGTAAAAGTTGGAGTGCCACACCAGCAATTAAGACTTCTGGAGGTATAGAAAAAAGAATAGTTAATACAGCATATTATGCTCCATATGTAAATTATGGTCACAGGATAGTAACTGGTGATGGGAGAACAGTCGGATGGGTGCCAGGTCAATTCATGCTTGAAAAAGCAGTCAATAAGGTTGACAAGGCATTAGAGAGTGAATTTAAGAAAGAAGTTGAGAGGGTGAAAAGAAAGCATGATAAATAATATAAAGCAAGCTATAGCAAGCAAGTTATCAGAGGTATTTACCGGATATAAAATTTATGATGAAGATATCCCTCAAAACTTCAAAAAACCATCCTTTTTAATTACTGTAATTGATCAAAACTATGGTAAAAGACTGAATAACAAATACAAAAGCACTGTCTCCTTTGACTTGGCCTATTTCAGCGATAAGGGCAAAAATGAGATAAAATCCGATTGCCAGGCTGTGCAAGTGAACCTACTCCGGACTCTTAATACATTGGACACTTTTAGAGTGCAGAATTTACAAGCTAATATAACTGACAATGTGTTACACATAACCTTTGATGTAAGTTATTCAGAGATTAAGACAAAGGAATTTGCAAAAATGCAAAAGCAAACCACGAACACAAATTTGTAAAGGAGTGATAACATGGCAG